CATGGGCTGCCGAAAATGATGCAGTCCACTGGTGGTAGGAATCGTCCGTCAACGTTGCGGATGTCGCCCCACTTCTCCACGTCAGGCCAGTGTTTGTCCAAAATGGTGCGACAGTTCTTGTCCCATTCAACTTGGAATTTGCAATCCCATCCTGCTTGTTCAAAGCCCATGTCAAATCCACCGACACCAGCAAACAAACTTCCAAAAGTTAACGCCATTAGAAACTCCTACACTCACACGATTTGACGTATCGCGTCTTTACTGAATCGGTATTGAAATTAGGATCGGTGTAAACAAAGCCGGTGCTATCACATTTATCGCAACCTACCTCTGCTTGACGTACACCCATGACGCGCATGAACATTGACTTCACTTCATATTGTGTTGGGTAGTGACCTAATGATTCAGCGATTTTCAGGACTGCTTTGGCATCTTCTTCGGTTGAGTCCAACATCAGTTCATCTTTGACCCAAGCGTTCTTCACCGTGTTTCGTGCGATATTCGTTGTCGGATACATACCGCACAAGCGGTCAACGAACAACTCAATTAACGCTGGTGTCATAACTCCACACCCTGAGCGATATGGGTTCGCAACCTGGAGATCACGGACTCTGCTTGCTTCAGCGTTTGCTTATAGGCTTCTAGTTCCGTATGAAGTGACTCAGATGCGTCTTTGTAACGGTCACGCTCCTCGCGCAACAGTTCATTCGCCATCTGCATCGCATCAACACGATCCTTGTATTGCTCTAACTCAAACTCGATTGGTGTTTCTAAGCTCACGACGTAGCCCTCTCCTCTGTAATGGTGTTGTACCTGCCCAGATACCTGACTTTATATTGTTTTGTACAGCAAAGTCAAGACATTCTTTTTGTACCTTGCAACTGCCACAAACCAGTCGGGCTTCGGCAAGTTTCATTATGTTGATTGACTTCTCATCCTCGTCTAAGAAGAACAGGGTTGGGCCTGCTCCTCGACACGCTGCGTCCTCCACGAAAGCAAACTGTTTATTGACCAGGCTGTAATAATCTTCGGCTGCTGACATTTCTTCTCCCTCGTAGTCATCTTGATATTCGTCTATAAATTCCAATGCCTTAACCCGCCGTTCCTGTAGAGGTATCGGGCTACCGCAAGGTTGCACCGTACATCAAACAGTACCGACAAATCACCTTTTTGTGAAGCACATTCTCTAGCTGTGACCGTGACCCAACTGGAGTTGATAGCGAATAATCCGGTATCAAATGATCCATTCTTGTTGAGTGTCCAAACAATTTTGCCGTTATCCCAACGAGCATTGATACTTTTGGGGTTACAGCGACTTTCGCGCCATGCCACATACGAAAACGTTTGAACGGGCAGCCCGAACGAAGCGATCTCATCCTCCCACTGGGGGCAACGCTTGGTTCTATCCGCTGGCACACCCTCAGGAACCACCTCAACAGGTAGCACCAAAACCTTCTCAGACGCTCTGTAAGCCTCCGAGAGAGGCGTTACTGATGGGTTCGCAGGGTTGGCAGGGGCTTCAGCAGCTTTAACCATGCTGCCGAAAGTAATCGTCCCTACTAGAGCAACGGCACACAGCCGTAGAAGTGATCTCATCGGTCCTCCAAGACTAGCAAATTTTAGGTAATGCTTATGAGATAAGGGAAACCAGTTCCGCAAACTCATCCAATGTCATTAACACGATACCGTCACTACTGCCATCAGGCATAGCGATCATCGCGAAAGGTCGTATGTCACCCAACGACTTTGATGCTTCAGATTGTAAACGAGCCTGGTTGAAACGAGTAGCGATCGGACCCACCTGCGCACCGGCTTTGACTTCGACACGAAAGTAGCCACCCCAATGTTCTTCATGGCGAGTGCCTGCATTACCTGTCGCACTAAGACCCAACTTCTTCCTAGCACGTCGAGCTTTGCTATCACCTTTAGTTCGTGATCGTTTTCCGCGAGCAACAGGATCGTTACATCCTTTGACCCGTCGCTTACCGTCACGAGCTTCACGTCCCAAAGTTCCGAACTTGGGGCAGCCGTCAACCGTACATTTGTCTCTGTTTCCCTCACAGTAATCCTTCCTGTTCTGTTCCATCGTCCCACCTCCAAACTGCCAACGCATCTGATAGGCCTCCTGTGCCTGGGAATATGTCGTCAATAACGTCACCATCTTCGTAGCCAAGCATCGCTATAACCCAATCAAAAAAGTATTTTGGTTTAGCCCCAGGCAAACCTTTTCGCATAGCAATACAGCCACTTGTCCAGTCGCGTGTCATCGGCCTGCGATGGCGAACGTCACGACCATGCCACAGAATGACTGGTTCCCATGCGTACTGCACAGAAACGTTCACTCTGATTTGGTGAAATGTTTTAGTCCAAGCACAGACACGCACATCTTCTGGCATGGCAGGCAACAACCATGCAAGGTCTTTGGGGTTGCATGACAATGCCCAACCATCAGGGTATTCAGAAACAAGTCGATCCACTAAAAGCAGATGAGCGTCTTTCGTGTCGTATTGCTCTGAATTGTCGTGAAATGGTGCGTACCTTCGCTTCCCGTTTCCCAAGTAGGGCGGGTCAGCATAAGCGAACTTCACAGTGGCTCTTTGCCGGTGCGAACCATTTCTTCTAGCCGTCGAGTGTATGCCTGGAGGAACGCTATTTGTTCACGTAGTTCTTTAGCGTCTGCTTGGAGCTGCTCGGCTTGTCGCATGAGATCGCTTTTGTATTTGTCTAAGTTCAACATGGTTATGCCTTTAGGATTGTGATGAGTTCGGATATTTCGGATTTGGTTAGGGCTTCCAACGATTCGATGACACGACCTGTTGAGTCTGATGCCATTGACAGTTGCTCTGCCTTTTGCCCAATACCTTTGGATGATGCCAAGGCCCTGAACATACCGATCTGTTTTGTTGTTGCCGGTGCGCCAGGTTCCTTGATCTGTGGTGAGCCGTTAGCAGGATGGTTGGCTTTGGATTCTGCTACCACTTCTTCAGCAGAGAACATATTGATTACTGCTGCTACTGCTTCTTGGGTGGTGTTAAACGCAGGGTTGAAGTCATCCATTACTTCAGGTTCTTCTTCGGTGAATGATGCGGCCAATTCTTTTGCTTTGGCGAACGCTTCACGTAACGCTGGCATCTGTGATTCTTTCAGATCAGCGAGGTCGATCTTGGCTGACTTCGCAATCTTTTCGTGGTGAAGTCCTGCTGCCTTGCAAGCGTCCACGAATCGCTTGATGTTGTCCATTGACACCAACGGATCGCTTGGCTTGGCTGGTTCAACCTTTGCTACTGGTGCAGGCTTAGGTGCAGGTGTAGATGAGGTGTATGAAACGTCATCCCACTCCTGCTTCGTCCACAAGGACAGGCATACACCGAAGCGCATACTGGCGTTACGAATGAAGTCTGAGATCAACTCTTTGAGCAAGTCAGGTTTGTTGTGCATGACCGAACCAATACCGAGTCGGCGCACACCGAGGATGGTGAGCCAGCCTGCCATGTGTGCCATGCCGTTCTCTACACGGTAAGCCGGTAGACCGTTCGCATCAAACGCGGTTGGTTCCCATGTCCACTCAGGGTCAATCTCGATAAGCATTTTGGTTACGTCTGCGTGACCTACGAAGTCAAGTTGCATCCCACCTTTAGGTAGTTTGCCTACGATCTTCGGATCTGGTACGCCATATTTGCTGATGATTTCTTCTAGTTTCATTTCGTTGCTCCCTCTGTTGTTTGTATGTTTAATGCTTCACGAATTGGCTGTGCCAATACTCTGATTGATTCTCCAATGCGAATGATTGGGAACTGTCCTAACTGATCTGTCTCTGCACACTGCTTATATGCGTGTGGTCTAGATATGCGTAACAAGTCTGCTGCCTCTGTCACCTTCAACGTAATCGTATTTGGATCACGCAACAATTCAAACGGTGAACCCATTACTTCACCTCCTTAGCGATGATCCGCATAGTGCGAAAGGTTGATGTTTTCTTGAACTTTTCTGCCAACGCAGGATGCTCGGCCTCAAACTTCTTGGTGTCAAACGATGTGCGTTTGCTGTTCTTCCACGATACGACCTGGGTTCCGTCAATCGCGCCATACTCAGCGTCCTGTAACAGCATCGCCAACTCACCCTTGATGAGTTCCTCAACTGCTTCAGCCTGCTTCTTCTGCTCACGGGCTTGTGCCAGTCGTTCTAGACTCGCGTACACCTCATGGCCGAGTACGACTGTGTTTCCATAACCTTCGGGGTAGAGCGCACTGGCGTTGTCATAGGTGGGATCAGCTATGTCAGGCATCATGCCCATGTCAATGAACCCCAAGAATTTGCGGGCTGCCTCAATGTGGAGTTGTTTCTCGTCACTGCTCACGGTCTGTGTATGGAACTGAAGTTGCAGGTCGCTGTCAAATATGATCCAGTAGATTTCGTGACTACCTGTGCATATCGCTTGTTGAACTCCTTGCCAGTACCAGGTTCGGGAAAGTTGTCCCGTCCAGCGCTTGTTATATGTTTTGAGTTCATAAAACTTGCCGGTGATAGTTGAACGTCCGTCCATTGTGGACATGAGGCGTACACCGTTTTCTTCGTAGCAGTACATTTCTGCTGGTTCTACGATTGAGTCACCAAGGATTTCTCCTGCCCAACCCATGAGTGGGCCTTCAAGGATTGTGCCTCGACGCATCGCATCGTTTTGTTCTGTTGGCACAGGGGGTGTTGCTGCCAATAGTTCTACCGCTAGGTCAGCTGGTGTGGTGTATTTGTGTTCACCATGAATTGCTGCGGCTACTGATGCGGTGATTCGTTTCTCACCTTTTTCGTTTGCCCAACGTAGGTTAAGCCAGTCTTGGCTGCCGTGTGTTGGCTTGGGGATGGTTGATAGATTCTGCATTGTGCCTCCTATGGTTGTGCAGGTATTTGTAATCTAGGGGTGTGACACGGTTAATGTCAAGTCAATCGCTTTCATGTCACGCACCATCGCTACAGGGATATGTATAGCGTGGATGCCTTCTTCTTTGCAAATGGTTTGCCATACGGTCACATGGTTATCTTTGGAACCTGGTTCACCGACTGGTATTAGGAACCCTACGGTGTCTACGAGACATTCACCGTCATCTTCGTAGGACTGCATATCTAGCCAGCCACCTTCGGACAGATGGGTGTCGGCCCATTGGATGTATACAACGGTTCTATTCGTCAAAGTCATCGGGCTTTTCTCCGCAGTCAGGGTTTCGTGGGATCACCCCACGATAGACGCATAGGCAAAGTCGAGCGTCACTCACCAGCCCTCCTTCTTCCGATCCATACAGAACACGGGTGCTTGGATGGTCATGTTCCGATCAGGGGTAACAATGGCTAGGGCTTGCTGTGGTTGCTCATGCCCGAACCCCATGAGTAGGGCGTATTCGTCAAAGCCTTTCATGCTGCCGTTCACCACCATTGACGGGGTAGAGATGTACTGATGCCAATGTCCCAACCAAAGGGTTTGGAATGATTTGTTGGTGGCCATGTAGCGGGCGTGTTTTTTTGCTCGCATCCGCATGATCGGTGGATAGATACCGCCGATACCTCCACCACCTGAAACCTGGTCGCCGTGAGTGAGCAAATGTCCGTGACCATAAATCTGTATCAGACAGTCAGCTGACTCAGGGATAGTGAACGTGACACGCTTATCTTTTTCAAAGTGTCGCTCGACCATCTTGGCAAGCAACCAATCAAAGTTTGTTTTGACACGCTGTTTCATTCGTGGCTTACGAGTCATACGACCGTGATTACCTACGACAGAAGCGACATGGATTTTGCCGAACTCTGTGGCAAGTAGGTCTACGGCTGCTGATACTTGTTCAGCCCAAAATAGGAGTGAACCGAGCATGGTGTCTGCGTTGGTGTCATGTAGTTCTTCGTGGATGTCACCGCTAAAGATGTCACCACCCAAGATCAGTACTACACCGTCATAGTCCACGCCTGCGAGATAATGTCGCGCAAGTTTGATTACGTTCTGTGACCATTTCTCTAAGCGCATCACAGCGATCTGACGGTTGTATGCGTTCAACCCTTCCATTTCTTCAGGGTTCACCACCTCATCAAAGTGTGTGTCACTCAACATAACGACAAGGGTTGCTGCGGATCGTTTCGGTTTCGCCGGTGCTAACCATGTTGGGGGTTGGACACTTAGCCCGTCAACCTCATCAACAACAGACAGCACTCGTTCCAGTTCATCTATCTTGGTTTGTAGTCGAGCGTTCTGATTAGCGAACGAATCACGTTGCTTTCGGATACGCACAATGTCCGTGTCCACTTCGGATTGTTTTCCGAGTTCATCCTTTAGTGACATGAGCGAATTCCCCTCGTCGATACTTGTTGATTGAAGATGAATCTAAGTCTATTCCGCGTCTTTCTAATACCCTGCTGATTGTCGGCGCAGGGATGGTGTAATCGTCTAACGCTTCAATAAGTTCTTTGCGATCTGTCTCATCCATTCCGTCCAATACACGCTTGATCTTTGGTGTGCGGCCAGACGGTACATATCTTTCGGATCGTATTTCACTTAGCAGACTTTGCTTTACGGGCTTGCTCAATGATTGCTCCCTCTATGAGTTTGTTTATCTTTTCGATAACTTCCCATAGTGCGTCAGCTTGATCCCTCCCAGGATTAGATTTCAAGAGACAGTCACGCACCAAAGTTAACTCAACGGTAGTTAATCCTTTTGCCATTTGCAAGCACCTTTCTTTGGGTGCTTCAGACTAGTGCTTGGTAATGTGTTCCGTCAACCGCTCAGAAACCTTATCCACCTTCTCCTCTGTACGGTCTTGGGCGCGTCGCATCAAACGCAACATAGCCATAACAGTGTCATGGTCTTTACGGTTTTCAGCTTTGAAACGTTGAATGATTACGGTCAGCAGACCGAAAGCACCAGTAACAGCAGCAGCAAGAATGAGAGCGATCCCACTATCCACATCAAGCAGGCTTCCCTACGAAACGGATATGCCACGGCTCTGCGCCTTTACCGTTAGCGTCACCTAATACTTCATGGGAGAACCCAAACTTCACTTCGTTAGCAAGAAGCCAATCAAGAACTTTCCCTGAAGCATTAGCAACGTCAACAGCAATACCGTAAAGATGCCTAGACCCACGCGCTTTGTCGTTCGCTGGATCATCATACGGTGTAGCCAACATCGCCATACCAGGCTTCAGATACCATGTTTCACCATTCCAAGTTTTCGTGGAAGTATTTGGCAAAACTTCTTTTGTGTAGCGGGAACGGAAGCCAGCCTCTTGCTGTGAAACTGATCGCAGTGTGTCACCGGCGCTAGTCGCGTGAAGAACTATGCCTTCTGCTTTCGCAGCAACAACCATTTCTTCCCACGCTGAAGCAGCACACTTCTCCAACTTCCCTCCACCTGTGATGGGGGCGACCATATCTGGTGTGATCTGAGAAGGTTTCTTGCCTTTAAGATGTTCACACCAATGAATCGGCTTGACAGGCCAGTTCGGTTTTGGCACTACTCAGCCTTTGGCTTTGAGCCGAACGCCTCGTTGATTTCTTCAAGGGTTAACTTGCCGTCAAGACTGCTTTGAGCGAGCTTCTGAATCACGGTGGCGCATGCTGCGAATCCGGCTAAAACTGCTGACTTCCAAATCTCCAACTCAGGAGCGATAACGGCAGAACCACCAACGATGGCGAGTGCTGACGAAAGGAATACTGCAACAATTCTGCCTGCGATGTCTTGTGCCTTTTTCATTCTGTGTCTTTCTTTGAGAGGGTCAATGCAGAGTGTACCAAAACGGCTATTCCTGTTATCAAAGTTGCTTGTCGAAGGGTAGGTCCTGACAGGGTAATGAGAACCATGCCGGTTCCAGCCCATGTCCAAGAGTTATCTAGTAGGTAATCCAATATCTTTCTCATTTGCGTCTAATTCTACTACCTGCTGTTGCGAGGGTTATCCCCGCTGTGATGGCGATGAGAGTACGTCGTGTCCCTACTGGAATGTTTGATCCGATTGGCACGTAGGTGTCTAGTGCGTTCTTAAAAATGTCAATGGTTGATTCAAATACTGCTCGGATTTCGGTTCTGGCGGTCTGCACTGCTGCGATCAGTTCTTCGGTTTGTGTGTCAGATAGTTCTGCCACGTCTAGGGCTTCAAAGATTTGGGTGGCTTGTTCTTGGGTGATGACAGCAAGTACTTCTGGACTGGACGCTAGGGCTGTTGCCTGGGCTTGGGTTGGTTCGTCAGCGAGCAGGGCTTCTACGACCTGGGCGACCTGTTCGGGGGCTAGATCAGCTAGGGCTTCTACGAGGGCTTCTGTGGTTTCTGCCTCTGCTATTAGCGAATCCACTTCCTCGTCGCTTAGAGGGGCTTCTGATGGTGTCTCAGGGGCTTCTACGACGGTAGTCTCAGGGGATGGTTCATCTGTCGTGGTTGTTTCTTCGGGAGGCAGGTCTGTTGTGGTGGTCGCCTCTACTTCTGTCGTTGTGGTCCCTGTCTCGGTTGGTTCAGGCTCAACGGGAACGACGGTATCAACGGATTCTGGCTCAGATATTTGAGGCTGCGTAACAGGTGTTGGAACTGCTGGCGGTTGTGTCGTGGTCGTCGTTGATTCTGTTGATGTTGTTTGGGGTACGGAAGAAGTAGTCGTAGTGCTAGTTGAGTTCACCACAAAAGTTGTTGTGGTTGAGGTTTCTTGAACTGTCGTAGTAGTCGGGTTGGTGGCAGGGACAGTCGTTTCGGGGACAGTAGAAGTAGTAGTCGTCGTTGTCGTCGATGTTGTGGATGTTGTTATAAATTCCCATAACGACAGGTTACTTATTGTGAGATGCCCAGGCTGACAGCAGGTGTCAACCGAGTATTGGCGGAACGTAAAAATGTCTCCCGCGTTGACGGGTACTGATTTGGTTCCTGTTGCGTTGTTTGCGTTCGTGAGCTGGATATATACACCGTTGACTGCGTATTGTGGTGGGTCATACCATGCACCATCCTTGGTTTGGTATGCCCAAGTAAAATCAACTGTGGTCACATTGGTTGGGATTGTAGTCTCAATTTTGACCCAATGGGCTTGACCGCCACACATCCCGAACTGTTGTGTCCCGTTGTCGGGACCATGCAAGATGATGCTGTTGTTTACGACCTCAACCGAACCACCACAGTTTTGTGACTGGCTGAACGTCCAGTTACCAAGAACATCAGCTTTAGCAGGCTTTGCAAATAAAGCAAAAGCAACTGCGGGAATGATTATCAACCAACGGGAACGCATAACTTCTCAAACAATCCCATAGCAGGTTGGAAACTTGGCGCGGTTCTCATCTCCTCAATAATAGTTGCAAAGTTATTTTTGTTTTTTGAGGGATAGTGGATGCCGTCAGACAAATCAAAAGCATTGGTTCTGATCGTCAAACCGTAGTGTTGTGCCACATAATCAACGCATCGTACAGGTTCACTGACTAATTGTTCAAACGGGATTACCACCAAATCTGAAACCAAACATTTTAAATAGTAAGCGCAATACCATTCAAGGACTTTTTCTGCCCTGTTGCTTCGATTGTCTCTTGTTAGAGTTATCCAACTTGGGACACATTCCAACGGGTTGCGGATAGACACAACAACGTTCTGTTCACTTCCTAACGGTTCTATTCTGTGGTCTAACCATTCACAATTAGTTAGGTGTATGAAGAAGTGGCTGCCTGAGCGGGGAAACGCGCCGAACTTTAGCGAACCCATTGTTGGGTTGCTTCATCCCAATTCCAAAAACCATCTTCTTCGGGTTTCGGTGTTGGTGCTTGCCACTCATAATTAGAATCAAGTGTCCAAGATGGGTATGGCTGTGGGTATGTGAAAACATCTGCATCAACTATATATTGACCACCAATAGATGCAGGATATTTTCTGAACTCTCCAGTAGGTGAGCTTTGCAACCACATCCCACCTTTGCCTAGTGATCCAAGAAAACTTTGCCCTGCTGGTTCGCTTTCAGGGAACTGAAAATTTCCGCAATCGCTTTGAGCAACAACAATTACTTCTGAAATAGTTTGATCTGATTCAACTTTTGCAAAACAAAACATCACGCTCTCCAACGCACATAAACGATACCGCTTCCGCCTGCTCCAGCATCTAAAATAAAGAAGTCAGGCAAACCACTTCCGTTTGATCCACCACCACCTGATGCGGTATTCGCAGCAGCAGATGTTCCTCCGCTTGGGTATGTGCGTCCGTTTCCGCCGACTCCAGAACCACCGTTACCGCTTGCAGGGTTTCCACCTCCAGCACCTTTATAGAGTGCGCTACCACCAATAAATGTGCTTACGTCTGTTCCAGCAGCACCGTTTATGTTTAGTAGTCCACTAGCACCAGCGACACCTTTAGCACCACCGGTGCTTTTATTTGTTGTATCAGTGTCAAAATATGAGTCACCGCCAGCAGTGTTGTTCGTGGCATAACCAGTAGAAGGATTGCCACCTGCACCGACAGTTACGGTGTATGTACCTGGAGACAGCGTCTTTGTCACTTGAACACCTGTAGAACCAAATCCACCTTGCGCGAAGCCGTTATACCCGTTTCCTTGTGAACCGCCACCACCGCCACCAAATAGATAAAACTCAAATGTGCCAGCACCAGTAACAGTAAGTGCGCCCGTTGAGTTGAACTGCAAATACCTGTAACCACTACCAGTAGCCACCGAAGGGCCAATACCACCGATTGCGTCAGTGCCGCCCTGAGATACACCAGACCAGTAGGTATCTGCCTGTGCAGTGTTCGCTCGACGAGCGCGAGGGTCTAAAGAATTGCCAGTAACAGCTCGCCCACCACGAAGAAAATTATTAAAGGTTGGCATGATTATGCCGTGATGCGGTTCACATATCCGTGGATCGTCACAACGTTAGCCACATCAGCATACGCACGAACCACCTTTGGAGTTGCATTACCTTGCAAAACAAGACCTGGACAAATCAAATACAAACCATTTTGGTTAGTGAGGGTGTAAGTGATTTCATCGTCAGGTGAAGTTGTTGCACCCCACTGGACGGTTAGACGAACGTTTTGCGATGCTGCTGTTGCAGCAGGGAAAACCGAACCGCTAGATGCAGTAGAAGTGACGTTCGTTGCAGTACGCGCATAAGTGAACGTCGTAGTCGACGGAACAGTCGTAATCGTCCATGTGCCGTTAAAGGTCGTATCAACACCCGTGATTTTCACTGTGTCACCAACGAACAAACCATGAGCGGCCGATGTAGTGATTGTCGCCACGTTAGAAGTAAGCGCTTTGTTGCTCACCGTTAAAGCAGATGAGAACGGGTTATTCAACTGTGCGTACAACCAAATTTCGTCAACCGTGGTAGCAACGTTTGCTGCTGTGTGAATGGTCGTACCACTTGAAGCAGTAGCAGCGACCTTAACACCCAGGCCTGTGCCTGTTGTCATTGTTGTTGCTTGGAACGCTAATTTGCTGAATGTTGCCATGTGTCTGTTCCTTTATCCGAAAATCTGTGAACCCAAAATTGGTTGGTCATTTTCACCAGTGTTAGCCCACTTTACACCAGCAGTTTGAGCGGAGTCAGCAACAAGAGAAAAACCATCAGTGCCAACTGCCACACGCGCAGGGGTATTCGCGGCAGAAGCAGCAATAACGTCACCCTTAGCGGTCATCAAACTGTTCGGGCTTGACTGCCAAGCCACACCATTAGTTGCAGCAGAGTCAGCACCCAACACGAAATAGTTAGTGCCAACAGCCAAACGGTTCAAAGCCGAACCAGTAGTAACCAACAAGTCACCCTTAGTCGTCAACTTACTTACAAGTTCATTTGCCTCATCCGCATCATTCGCAGTAAACACCGGATAAATTGTTGCACCCGCAGAGTGACTGCTTGCACTCGTATCATCCTGCGCCCTAGTAAGAGTAAGAGTCGAACCCGAAATAGTTGCACTGCACTTCTCCTCAGCCGAAGTACCTGGATCAATGACCACATAAAACGGAACAGAAGCAGTAGATGGCCAGCCAGTAGTAGCAGTCAGTGAACAGGTCGTATCGCTGGTGTTGATACCAGCGGTGATCGTTGTTGATGCTGCTGCACCATTATATTGTCTGCGGGTAAAAGCTGCCATACGTCGCTATCTTACACTATCTCACTGAACGCATGATTACTGTGCAGGTTCCGTTCCAATCCCAAGCATTATGGTTATTGGCTGAGTCAACTGGTTGCCAGCGAACATCTTCCACGATCACCGAATATGTATCAGCGTTTTCCTGATAGGTGATAACACGTGGGTTCTCCACAAGGTCACGTAGGTACGACAGTTCTAGGTCCACATCCACCGAGTATTCAAATCCACGGATGTTCAACTTGTGGTGGAGTAGCAACGGCACAGAGAAAATCTGGGAACGCAACGGGGCAGCATAAGCTCGACCAAGCCAGCGCGTCACAATCGGGCCAGACGTAGCATCCGTTACAGAACGTGTCATGGCGAGTCGGGCTTCAGCCTCAAATACCTTGTTCTCGAACCCGTCAAATGAGGACTCCAACGACCCCTCGGTTGACTGTGTGCCAACAGAACGGAACTCACCCGAATCCGCAGCAACCGAAACAGCAACAGTGCCATCCAACGGTTCAGTACGCAAGTCCCATTTAGGGATAAACTTTGCGTCCGGTACACCCCAACGGTAAACACCTGAGTCGATAGTCCCTGATGCCACAAGGTTTGTTGAGTGTGGACGGTACGCACCCAAGCCAGCAACAGTGAACACCACCTTGTTACCGAACTCATGGATGTCGGTGACAGCACCCTGACCTGTAACCATTAAGTCTGAGGCGTAAGCTGGTTGGTTGGTGACGATCTGTGTACCAATATCCAAACGACCGATGCCTGTAGAAGTTGAGTCGTAGTTTGTCCAACCGAAGTACACGTACTGTCCGATAGCAGCGAACGCATTAACAGATGTACCTGTCTCAATCAGTGGACCAACGACAAGGTTGCCGTCGCTGTCCGACGAGCAGAACCGCAACCCTGTCGTTAACCCAATAACTACGTAACCAAGGTATGCATCGATTGTAGTCACAATTTCACCCATTGGCAACTCGGCTGCGACCGTAGGGATATCTAATGCTGTACCGTCAGCTTTAATACCAGTCTTGTAGATCAGCGACTTGTTGCCTGCGTAACCTGCACAATAAATTTGGTTCTGTCCACCAGCGAAACCAACCCAGTTAAAATCGTCGTTAGGGTGGGTGTATAAAGCTGACGGGTTATTTGCCGACGAACCTGGGGTTGTGGTGATGTTCCAAATCTTGCGTTTATCTACGCCTTGACCAGCCACCATCAAACGTCCACGGACGTAAGCCATAACGCCAGCCTCAATGCCGGTGATGTAGTTAGATGCAGCAGAAGTGCCAGCGTTGGTTTGATCTATGTCACCGTCAGCGTAAGAGAAAAACACGTTGTAGCCATCAGAGGTGATGCTGTAAAGGTTTGACGCATTGGTGCTAGTCACCGTGGTAAAGGTTGACCAGTCCGTTGTGTAACGAACTGTTTGCCCGTCAGTGCCATAAATCCTGTTACTAGCCGTAGCCATATACAAGTTGGTGTTAGCAGAAGAATAAGCCTGTGTGGTGTCAGGAAGCAACGACAGTTTTCCACGGTTCCAAACGTTCACACCCTTGCTAGAACGGAAACGGTATGCCTCAGCATCAGCAGTATCCGAATAGGTTTGTCCTGCACCATAATGCCAAGACGACTGTGATCTACGCCACAAACCCTGCGGGTTAATAGCCGACTCACCAGGTTCAGCAGACTGGTCTACCGAATCACGAACACGCGCATCAAACTGTCGACCGAACGCATTTGATTTCGTATCAATCATGTACGGTCTGCCGTTAATGGCGACAGGGTAAATGTATGGAACCACCTGTGTTGAGCCTGTACCTGTGAAGTACGCAGGGCCACCCTTGTACCCACGCTTAAAGTTAATCAGTGTTGCCACTGTTACGCCCTAATAGTTAACGGGTATTGTCTCGCAAGTTTTGCAGCTTCAGCAATAATGCGATCACGACGCAAACGCAAAATGTTACTGAACGAATCACGCATCGCACCGGCACCGACCTCATCAGAACGACGCGTGTCACCCTGCGACTCAATGAAGTTACGTTTCACTTCACGCACCGACAACATACGGGACATCACACCAAGTTCAAGAATATCTTCCATCGTGGTAGGGATATTTGCCACAGATTGAATACTGTCACTAATCGTGGACACTCGACTGAACGGGGCTTTGTAACGGACACGCAAACTACCCGCCATCACAGACTCATCAAACACGATGGCGAATCCTGAAGCAAAATCTGTTGTAGGAAGATCACGTTGCAAACGGGTCATACGGATCACCGGATAATCGCTATCCAAATAACGCAAACGAACATCAATCAAATCCAACACCGATGTCGCACCAGTCAAATCAATCTGGCGGTCAGAACCGTTGTAGTTCAAATCTGTTGACACAATACGAAACAAACCGTTCAACGGGCTAGACAAGTCATCAATGTCCTGATTCAATGCTTCCAACATTTGTGCTTTAGGGAAACGAGGATTCAACGTGACAATCGCACCAGCAGTATGAGCCGCTGCTGTAGTACCCATGTAGCCACGGTCAACCGTGACAGTCTTAGAACCGCTCGTTGCTTCCCAAACATAAACCAGTTCGGAATCAATCTCAAAAACTGTTCCAGCGCGAAGCCCACCCAAGTCATAGGACATGACAAAAGATGTATCCGATGAGGATACGGTTGTCGCTAACTTGTTTCGTTCCTCAATGGTTCCCGAAAGAAGCTGGCGGTTAACACGATCCAGTAGTGCGCTGGCTGTGGACATTTACTTCTTTTTCTTAGGCTTCTTGCCGTATTCAATCTCGCGTTGTTTTATGCTCTCAGTCTTTTCATGCTTTTTCATAGCACCCTTAGACTTATATTTTTCGCCTTTATCTGACATCACTTACTCTTTTTCTTTCCAGCTTTAGCCATAGCAGTCATCTTTTTTGCGCCATATTTTTTGCGACCAATAGAAGCAGCAACAGCAGCAGGATTATCCACCTTGCCTTTGAGAGACTTCTCTAGTTTGGCGAAACGACCACCACCACCTAGTTTCATGGACTTCTTTGCTGCCATTATTTTTTCCTTTTGTTGCGTTCGGAAATTGCTTTAGCCTTAGATTTTGCATCAGCCTTAGATGATGCACCCCAGGCTTGTAGAGATAATAGCAGTCTCGTAGGTTCACCATTTGGCTTACGTTCTGGACCTGGCATATTTCCCATGCGAGCAAGGAATGATGCTCGACGAGGATTATCACCAGATTTGACAGGTGCTTTAAGGTTCATGCCTTCTGTTTTCGCTGATGCACGACCTTTAGCGTTCAAACCACCAGCAGGGTTCTTACCTTCTTTGCGTTGCCAAGCAGGAGTTTTAGGCATGTGTAATCGGACCGTTCATAACCCAAGCATCACAAGTACGATCACCAGCACACTTGAAGTCAAAGATTTCGCAGTAACCCAAGTTGGCTTTAGCAATCACCTGTTTAGACATATTGCCTGGCTCATCACCCAAACCCTTCTCAATACAGGACTTCATCTGTGGGGTTTGAATAAACGCTGCACAGTTCTTGCAACGAGAATTCTTTGCCATCTCAGGAGTGGTGTTAAACAGGTCTGCTTTCTTACGCCAAAAGTCGGTGTTAGAAAACGATGGGTCAAGCGGACCATAGTTTGCTTTATCCACCGCAATCTTGCGATTCTTTAGATTGATGGAAATATCTTGGGTTGCTGGAGGGCAACCGTTGACAAGTTTTTCAGCCACGCTTTTTCTTCTGCTTCATACCGGCTTCACTCATCGCAATAGCGACAGCCTGCTTACGGGACTTGACAACAGGACCTTTCTTCGAACCTGAGTGCAGTTTTCCTGCACCAAATTCCTTCATAACCTTGCCAACCTTCTTCTGTGCCTTAGTCTTTTTCATACAAGTAGCCCTGCTTCTTTCAAAACGTCACGTACATTCAACACTACACGGTGCTTTATACCTGGCATAAGTTCCACCCGATGCCCACCAATGTCAGCTTGCACCCGACGTTTCACCTCAATCTCACACTCAGGTTCCAACGCCTTCCACCTACCAGTAACCCTGTTGCCTGTTGGCTTAACCACCTGTAGCAACTGGTCGGCTGCCGTGTTCCAGTTGAACGCGCTTGTCTCACCAGCATGGGTTTCTGCTTGTTGCCGGTAACGGTCACGGTTGTCATACAGGTCTTTGATCGCACTAAATATCGCATCAAATTCAGGTTCATCCCAATCACCCATGTTCTGCCACACACCCTCATTCGTTGG